CATAACTGTAAAATTGTGCTGTGGAAATAAACTCGTAATTTATGACAACACGAAGCCTCAAAGTCGCAGGAACTTCAGCACTGGAAACCTTCCCTGCCACGACTATGTAGGGCAAATTCCACCGCTCGTCGGTGTTCAAATTCCTAAACATCATGTCGCGCTCATTAGAAGGCCGCCACACTGAATAGTTCCCCAATTTCAGGGCTCCCTGGTAAGAGCCAGGGGTTTCAGCAATTTTATTGTAGTCCCAAAGACCATTCATCATGGGGTCTCGCCCACCTTTATAAGAAATGGCTGCGATTTGACCACCATTGGTGAGGTCAGAACCCTCGTATTCAAGCCAAGCTGACATTGAAACTACACGGTATTGGTCGATGGATGAAGCATAAGTGTCTTCATCAGGGAGTGAATGAGTTATGAACTTAGCACACTTGCCAGTGGATGACGGGTACATTCGTATTTTGATTGAAAGCACGGACACAGTTGTCAAAGGGTCAACTGCGGCATTCGCGTTCGTATACTTGATGCGATACCCAATTCCGGGCGCGGAAATTGGGACCCCTGCTGGTAAGGAGTTTGCTAAGGAAAGCGTGAAATCCGAAGTGTTCGCGCTAGGAGTATAACTACCGCCAGGGTATTCAACCCCATTGTACACATGGTAGATCTCAATTTTAGCCGTGTTGCTAATGAACTCCCCCAAACGAATTGTAACAAAATATTGAGTGCCCGTTGCTGGAACATACGGGACACCGTAATATGTGCTACCGTCAACCGCCCTCGCTTTGAACGGCGAAGTACCAAAAGTGTTGTCCCCATAGAAATAGGGACCCACTATATTATACTTCGAGTCTTTCTGCAGGGTCATTTGTTTAATCGACGATGAAAGCGTTGGAACGTCTTCGTTCATTGGGAAAAGCCCACTGGTCTCTGTCTGGCCATCTGTTGACATCACCAAAGAAGTTGTAACAGAATCACCCTCAACAAATTCAAGCACTGGCTCCACCAAAGTTGGTGAGACAATGTACATGAACTCGCCCGGTTTGGTTGCCGTTGCATCCGCGGGCGAATATTGAATGTTCTGATTTATCATTCCTTGGAAGACACCCGTCTGCTTATCAAAAGTGTCCGGGTACCTGACCCCTTTATATTTCTCAGGGTCAACCAATGTGCGCAAATAAGGATTGTCTACATGTTTAGGTTTCACTCCAAGCGAAGTGGCGACCACCTGTTTCTTCGCTTTCTTGGAGGCAGCAGACATTTTCTGTTTCTGGGTAACAGGAGGCATCTGCTGATGCCCTTTCTTCGCACTCTCGTTGCGAAGTCCCCCCTCACTGGGACCAACTTCTCTGCGTTCGAGTGCCGTATCAGCGAAGTTTTCCGCTTCCTCCCTCTGTTGTAGGAACTCGTCTAACAACCACCCGGTGATGGTAGCTTTCCAGATCCTCCTGTCCAAAGTCGCGTCTAACACCTCAACAGGCCTGCCAACCGTCGCTGAAAATTTCGCCAAGGCGCTCGCCAGCTGTAGCGGCAGGGGTTTGTTGTAGTTTTCCTCGATTCTGAACGGGAAGGAAACTTCACACACGTCACCATTATAATGGGCGTAGGCTGAGACATCTTTCCTATCAACCAGGAGTTCGTAGATTTCGCTGCGGCCAACTCTCCCAACCGAGAGAAATTGGATGGTCTTCTTATGTCCCTCCATTATCCTGAGACCACAGGACAACTTCATCGAGAATAGAAGAGATGAGCTCAACAGCATTCCCACCCCGTCACCAAGTTCCGAATAAAACGTTCGGAAACGGCTCTGCGGGGCTCGATTTGCGCTAACAGAGAGCGCACGAGTTTGAATCTCTCCGCATCAAATGCGTAAGAGAGACAGAGTGAGAACAAGCTTTGCGCTTGATCGGAATTGTCGATCTTGCCTTCTTTATACCGGAGGTTGAAACAATGTTTCTGCCAGTTAAGAGGCTTAGGCACGACCTGCCCAGTGAGTGGCTCTTTCATGAAGCCGTGGGAACAAAAGTCCAGGTCCATGAGGCTCTTTGAGGTCTCAAGGTATTTCAACCTGAATCCGAGCTCTTCACAGATTGCATTGAATTCCTCAAAAGTGAAGTCCATAAACCCAAGCGAATCATCACCCATGGCAACCATACGGTGTTCACTCCAGTCGAACTTTCCGTATTTCTTGAGAGCTGCGAGGATTTTAATCGCAAGGTTTATTTTGGAATTCATTGAGATTGTTCTCTTGCTTCCTGACTTTTGAATTCCGCCTTTCAGCGGCTTGACAACCATCCCGTCGGAGAACACGACGTTGCCCCACTGTAACATGTGATCACGCGCCTTCGCCAATTTCTTGAAGTTGTCCGGGAGATCGCTAAGACACAGGTCAAACCTGGACTGCGTATCAAGATCGTAACACCATGCGCCCACAGTCCAATCAAAGGAACTGAAATCGGCGGCACCATAAGTGCGGCCGTCGAGTCCTTCGAGACTCTTGTAGAGCTCATCCCACCCACCCTTGAATAGGGACATTCCAACTTTCGTCGGAATATGCCGGTAGTTACGAATTTCTGCTTGCAACGACTCCTCCCACAAAATGGCATCAATCAATTGGTCCATCACTGAAATTGACCAGATGAGACGCCAGCGAAGCAAACTCGCTTTGAGTTTTGTGTGAGGCTCACGTTTGATGAACAAACGAATCGGATCTGAGACCTCCTCACCATTAATCAACTGGTGACAACGGTCAAGAACCTGCTGTATAAAGGCTTGCCTATCAACAGCTTTGGGCCCTCGGAACATCTCATGATTCGTCGTCCACTGCAAGCAGTAGGGATAACCGGGTGACCCCTTCATATTGAGCGACTCAATTAAGAAATCAACTCGCTCAGGGGTTATCCAGTTATCGGGAAGTGCCCAACGAGCATCTTGATACAATAACTCGAGTTCGTCGAGTGTTTTATTGTAGTGCTCCTTGTTAGGCTGTTTGGTGTTTCCAACCACAAATTGACAGTGATATTGGAAACTTGCCTTCTCACCATTGGCCGTCACATCTGGATGAGTAAGATCCTCATCCGGGTTGGCAGCCTTTGGTACAGCGGGCATTCGCTGATCTTCCATGATTTTGGAGGGCCGGAGAAACATGCCCCGCTCCCAGCCAACTAGCTGGAAAGCACCATGAAAGTCGAATTGCCCCCGCGCAGGGGGCTCTTCTAGTTTAAACGCCTCTCGGGGCCAGACGGCACTTCGGCAATGTCTGGAGAGTTGTCTTTATGTTCATGAAGACCTGGGAAGGCTGACTCCGGAATTGCTTCCGAGACTTTCACTTCCCTCTCTTTCCCCTTCGATTTCGGTTTCTCCTTGGACTCCTGAACGGCCTTAACTTGCCTGTCTTTCTGCTTCACCAACTCCCTGTCGGCCTTCAATTTGTTCCCGATTCGCGCCTCAAGTCTCTCGACATGTTTGAGGAGGTCCTCTTTGGAAAGTTTTGTCAGGTCGGCACGAAGTGTTGAGACATCAGCGGCTTTCTTGGCCTTTGTCTTCTTGCGCGGCTTCCTCTTCTTAGAGGTTTCCTTGACCACCGTCTTGGTCAGCTTCTGAGCGTTCTCATTAACCACAGTTGATGAATTCCCGAGCGGTTCAGTTTTAACTGAAACACCCGCTTGATCGTCGACCGTTGCGGTCGTTACGAAAACCTGAGATTGCTCCTTAGTGGCT